TGGTCATCATATCTTGTGACAACAAAAGAAGGTGGCTGGGTTGACGATGACGAATTAGCACAAGCAAAACGAGACTTAGATTACCGAACTTTTCAACAGGAATATGAGGGTACATTTTTAACATGGTCGGGAGTTATATACTACGCATTAGATTTAAAACACAATGTTAAAAGGTTTGATATTCCTGACGATGTAACAATTTTACATATTGGACACGATTTTAATATCGATCCCATGGTAGCAATTGTGTGTTATATAAAAAATGATGTAATTTATGTAGCGGACGAAATACAAATATGGTCATCTAACACAGATGAAATATGTCAAGAAATACACAACAGATATCCCAATAAAAAAATATTTTCATATCCTGATCCATCAGCAAAACAAAGAAAAACATCCGCTGGCGGAAGGACTGATATATCGATCTTGCAAAATAATGGCTTTATAGTTAAGGCTTATAACAAACATCTACCAGTAAGAGATAGAATAAATTCTGTTAATTCAAAATTATGTTCTAGTTCCGGTATTCGAGGCTTAATTATACATCCTAATTGCAAAAATCTGTTAAATACACTTAGTAAACAAGTATACAAAGCAAATACTAGTGTACCTGATAAATCATCTGGTTTAGATCACCATGGTGATGCAATTGGTTATCTCGTGTCATATTTGTATCCTATTACAAGAGAATACACCGAAACAAGTAACGAAAGATTTGTTTTTAAAACAAGGAATAAAACATGGCAGAATATGGTTTAGTTAATAGAGATCCCGAATTAGGCGGTTACGGTACACAAAGCCTTCCAACACATCCAGAATATACAAATTTTATTAGACGATGGAAATATTACATCAATTCGTATATGGGTGGTACTCAATACAAAATGGGTCAATATCTAACCAAATATGTTTTTGAATCTGAAGGTGATTATGTTAGTAGAATTGCACAAACACCGCTTGATAATCAGGTGAAATCCATCGTCCATATTTTTAATTCATTTTTATATAGAAATGAACCTAAAAGAGATTTAGGATCTTTAGAAAACGCTGCTGACATGATAGCATTCTTTAAAGATTGTGATATGGAAGGTAGATCATTTGAATCATTCATGTCTGAAGTAAATTTAAAAAGTTCAATATACGGACATGTTGCTGTTTTATGTGACCGTCCAGAACTTGCAGTTGGCACGCGTGCAGCGGAACTTGAACAAGGCATTCGTCCATATGTTACAATATACACACCAGAAAATATATTAGATTGGAAATTTCAAAGATTACCGTCTGGTCATTATGATTTAGAATATGTTTCTTTCTTAGAACAAGAAGAAAGATTACACGCTCAAGCACAAACTTATTATCTAAGAACTTGGACAAAAGATCAAATTATTTTAGAACAACATAGACCATCGGCTAAGAAAAAAGTAACAGTTGTAGAATCTAAACCAAACCCACTTGGCAAGATTCCAGTAACTTGGGTATATGCAAATAGATCACCGATTAGAGGAGTTGGTGTATCAGACATCGGCGATATAGCAGATATGCAAAATGCTATCTACAATGAGTTAAACGAAATTGAACAATTAATTAGAATTAGTAATGCACCATCATTAGTTAAAACAAATGATACTGATGCAGCGGCAGGTCCCGGTGCAATTATAACAATGCCTGATAATTTAGATCCAGGTTTAAGACCACAACTATTACAACCAAATGGTGCAAACTTAGAAGCAATACTAAAATCGATTGATAGCAAAATACAATCAATTGATAAAATGGCACACCTAGGTGCAATCAGAAGTACAGAATCTAGACAAATGTCTGGCGTATCTCGTCAGTCGGAATTTTTAATGCTTGATGCTAAGTTAAACGAAAAAGCACGAAACTTAGAACTTGCTGAAGAACAAATTTTTAGAAATTGGGCATTATGGGCAGGTACTGTATTTGATGGTGAAATAAAATATGGTAGAGCATTCCATGTTAGAGACAAAAACTTAGATATGGAACTGTTAAAGAAAGCGTCAGAAACACAACGAGACGCTGCGAATGCTTCACCTCAAATTAAAAAAATTATTGACTTAAAAACAAAAGAAATACTTGCTAAAGACGAGGACGAGTTGGATGACTTTGAAGAAATGACAAAAGTTCAACCGTTAGATGTTACTCAAGCTCATACACCAATGACTAATAAAGATGATATGGTGACACATATGAGATCAATGATTGAACAAGGTTATACAGATGAACAAATTAAACAATTACATCCTGAAATAGAACAGTTCTTTAGCAATGACCCACCACAACAATTATAAATCCTTAAAAGTTAAAATTTACGAATTAGAACAACTTGTAAAAAAGTTGTCTAAACAATCTACGAGTAAGGCGAAATGCTTCTTGAAAGATTGGGCTGGATGGTGGGCAAACAAATTAAAAAGAAAGGAAAAATAAATTATGCCAAAAAATAAAGGTGGTAGAAGAGGTGGCGGTGCGTCAAAATCAAAATCTGTTTCGATGAGATCAAGAAAAGCAAGCACACCAAAGAAAAAGAAAAAAGGTGGCAGACGAGGTTAACTGGTCTGAATACTTCGCTTCAATAGTAAGCGTGTGTCCATGGAGCAAAACATATTGGTCAAAACAAAAGATTGATGTGTGTGATTGGACAGGAGAAATTAAACCGCTTGGCTCTTTTGTTGCAAGAATTTATTTGCATCCAAGAGCCAGTGGTAGAAGATTAAAAAAAATGATGTGGAGGATAAATGAAGACAGACCTAATGAAGAATGGTTATATTCACATCCACAATACGGAGGACATTCAACACCGGTTGGAGTTCTCATACAACAAGATTATGAACTATTACAAAAAGCTAGAAAAAACCAAATTAAAAGTAACTAAAGCAGATATGCGTTTGAACACACCTGCATACAGAAGGTGGAAACACGGTGACTCAAGATATGTTGCAGAGCAAGGAGTAAAATAATGGCCAAATACAAAGGACGAACAGTCACACTCAACAAACCATTTAGAACACCCGGCGCCTCTAAAAAAAGTGCTGTTTATGTTAAAAACAGATCAACTGGTAAAGTCAACATTGTTAGGTTTGGACAGCCAGGTATGAGAATTAAAAAAAATAATCCTGCAAGACAGAAATCATTCATCGCAAGATTTACACCAATACTACAAGCAGTCAAAGGACAGAAGAGTCTATCACCTGCATATTGGAGTTTAAAAGCATGGAGGTAGATCCGGATGGCAGGTATAAAGGCAAGAAAAGGCACAGTTCAAATACAACCAAAGTATTTCGTAAAAGGCAGAGAAGTAAGACCGTGCCAAGTCCATCAAAAGAAGATATCCTCAAATGGTTACAAAATGTTAAGATCAGCGAACTATCTTGACACAGGCGAAGTGGTAAGAAACCATCAAGGCAGAGCAATGCCTTGGAACCTAATTGACTTTGATTAATCACACACTTTGTTAAATATCTACAATGACTAAGCGTAGATTATATAGACAACCAGTAGAATCAGCAAGACATGAACAATTCAAAAAACTTTGTTTAGAATATTTTTCTAACCAAGAAAAGTTAATGAATAACCCATCAATGCGATTTGCTACAAGGGCAAGAAAGGCTTTAATTAATATAAGGAAGGTAGCACTTCCTCTTGGATTAGAATTATTGTCGTTATATGCTCCATCTCAGAATGAAGGGAAAGAGCCAATCAACCCGTTCGTTTATAAAGATTTACGCGCGCATGGTAAATACAAACATACGAGGGATAATCCAAACCTTGAAAACAAAAAGGAGTACAGACGATGACTGATAATTCATTGACAGACAATAACCAACAGGGCACTGAGCCAGTTGCAGAAGTCTCAAAAAATACGGAATCTCAGGTACCGGTTGAATCGACAACTGACAAGGCATATTCGCAAGATCAAGTTGATGCTATTGCTGCAGAAATAAGAAGAAAAACTGAAGCAAAATTAAGCAAAAAATTTGACGGAGTGGATATCGAGCATTACAGATCTTTGATTGCTAAAGAAGAAAATGAAAAACTTCAAAAGCAAAAGGAGAAAGGTGAGTTTGAAGAGATACTTAAAGCGCAAGCAGAAAAAGCAAACGCTCGTATTAATTCGCTTCACTCAGAACTGACAAAAATCAAAGTTGACGGAGCATTAATAAATGCAGCCTCAACAATGAGAGCGATTAATCCTGAACAAGTTACTAGACTTATAAGGGATAAAATCAAAATGTCAGAAACTGGCGAAGTTGAAATAGTTGATACAAAGTCTGGTCAAACAAGATACACTGATAATGGCGAGCCAATGACTGTCGATTTAGCAGTTAAGGAATTCCTTGATTCTAATCCTCATTTTATTTCCGGCGGACCAGCAGGCGGTGGATCGCAAAGCAACACCAAATCTGATGGTGCTAAAGATGTTGATATAGCCAAACTCGACTTGAGTAAAGCCGAGGATAGAGCGGTTTATAAAAATTGGCGTAACACCCAACAATTTAAACCTATATAATAAACTATAAAACAAAGGAAACAATAAAATGTCAATAACAACAGCAGATACTTCCCTAATCACTAATGTATTACAGGAAGCTATTTTTACAGCACAAGAAAAATCGATTGCTGGATCTGTATTCACTACTTTTGATATGTCTGGAACTCCTGGCTTAACTGCTCAGATTCCTGTATATCCATCTGTAAGTGCATCAGCACCCGGCGACGGATCAGAAGCATCTAACGCGACTGTAACAACTTCAAATGTTACAATCACTGCAGCGGACATCGCAGCAAGAGTTGATGTAACTGATTTATTAGCATCATCAACTGCAAGAAACATTGCAAGTGATGTAGGTACAATTTTAGGTAACGCTATTGCGTCTAAAATTGATACTGATGCTTTTGCACTATTCACTGAAGCGAATATATCGCAAGATGTTGGTGATAACGCAACAGAAATAACTCCAGACTTGATTTTACAAGCAGTTTACACGCTAAGAAATCAAAATGCACCAACTGATGCAGATGGAGATTATGTTTGTGTATTACACCCAGGACAAGCCTATAATGTTGCTAAAACATTAACACAGGCTGGTTTTGCATCTGGTGGAGCATATGTGCTTTCGTCAACTGCAGATAATATGATGAGTAATTCAGCATATGTAGGTAGATTGTTTAATGTTAAAATTTTCCAATCAACTTCAATTGCTGCTGACTCGGCTGCAACAGACGCACAAGGTTGTGTATTCTCACCAAGCGCTTTTGGACATGTGTTAAAAAGACCAATTAACATAGAGACTCAAAGAGATGCTTCTAAAAGATTAACGGAATTCGTTATTTCTACAGCAAGAGGAAACAAAACTTTAAAAGCAAATTATGCGGTTAGAGTTAAAGGTGATAAAACAGTCGGTTAATTGATTGTAATCATATTTGAATTAAAGGCCCTGTGTGTAACAGCATTGGGCCTTTTTTTGTTATTTGATAAATAACTTTGTAGCAAGTAGGACTTGCACAATTAAAATAATAAAGGAAGGACCTTTAAATGGCTCAATTTACAACGGATTCTGATTTACTTGAAATCGAACCAAACATAAAAGAATTTGGTATTCAAGACTTCGAAACAGATCCAAACTTACACGCAAAAACATATACAGACATTATTCGTCTATTGAATATCGAGTGGTTTCCACACAGCCAACACGGTAGATATGATATATCAGTATTTGGTAGTGCAAGAAAATTAGATGAAAACAAAATAGTTGCATCTCAATTTACTCGTGCATCAATATATCATGTACTAGGACATTACATATATCCTCGTTTATCTACATTTGATCCAAACGGTGATGCCTTCCAAGAAAAAATGAAATATTATCAAGATGCATTTGATAGGGAATTTAATTTAATACTTCGAGAAGGTGTAAAATACGATTTAGATTCAGACGGTGTTATTACTGATTCGGAAAAACAACCATTTCATTTTAATAGATTGGTAAGATAGTGTCTGCAAGAGAAAACATAGCAAAAAATTTAGTACAACAACTAGAAAACATGACTAACCCGTCTTTGGGTAAAGTTTCTAGAGTTTTCTTTGATGTACAAAAACTTGCTATAACACAATTTCCAGCAATATTAGTTGTAACATCAAACGAAAGCAGAGAAGACATATCAACAGATTTAAGACAAGGTGTTATTGAATATCAACTAAGATGTTATGTTCGAGGAACTGAAATAGACACATTAAGAAATAATTTAATTGAAAATGTGGAAGAATCACTTGAAGTATCAAGAGATAGAGATATAACTTTGTCAACAACAAATGTTCATAATGTAACAACACACATAACAAATATAGAAGTGGTTGACAGAGAACTTCCTTTAGGGGAAGTTGTTGTTACAGTTGAAGTAACTTATGCTTATAGAAAAGGAGTGTTATAATGTCAATTACAATGTTCAAAGCAAAGAATTCTAAGGTTGTTTCTAACCGAGAGGTTAGACAGCATAGAAGAGATGGTTGGACCTTTAAACCGTCTAAAACGGCTCTACAACAA